ATCATCTGCTACAGGTACAGCAGCAGGTTCTGAGGAATGGGCAGGAGTTGCTCTTCCATTGGTACGAAGAATCTTTGCTGAATTTGCAGCTAAAGAATTTGTATCTGTACAACCAATGAACTTGCCATCAGGTCTAGTATTTTACTTAGACTTTAAATATGGTACAGCTCAACCAGGATTTGACGATGATAACGCAGAAGGTAATGGACACCCATTCGGTTCTCCAGAAGCTGACGATTCAATGTTTGGTGTAACTAATACAACAGGTGACCCATCAGGTGGTCTTTACGGTGCTGGTCGTTTTGGATATTCAATCCCTAGCGTAACAGGCGTTAAAGCAACAGTTTCAGCTGGTGCATCTACTGGTTCAAATGCAGGTGGCGGAGCTTCTGCTGCAGCAGCAACAAGTGCATCATTAAACTTCGATTCACTTTACACTGCAAATTCAGCACAGTATTTTAATTTAACAGTACCAGTACCAACAGATGCTGATCCATTAGCTGTTAGAGCATTTACATTGGTTTCTGGATCTACAGAAATTATTCCTGTACAAGCATTTTCAACGATTGACGCTAACTTTACTGCATCATTTGTTGTAACTGCATCACAAGCAGATCTTATCCAAAATGCAATTACTGGAAATGAATTAAATATCAATTATAGCAAAGCACCAACGGATACAACTAGAGGTGACTTTGAAGATAAAGATCCATTTAAAGGATCAGGAACATCTGGTATTAATGATGGTACTGATATTGATATTCCAGAAGTTAATTTGGAACTTCAGTCTGAGCCAATCGTTGCTAAGACAAGAAAACTAAAAGCTGTTTGGACTCCTGAGTTTGCTCAAGATCTTAACGCTTACCACTCAATCGATGCTGAAGCAGAATTGACTTCAATGTTGTCTGAGTATGTATCAATGGAAATTGATTTAGAGATTCTTGATATGTTGATTTCTTCTGCTCCAACTACTGAGTATTGGTCAGCAGTAAACAATGAGTTCTGGAACGGTACATCATTCGACGCTGCAGCTGCAGTTGGCGCTGGTGGGTTCTATAACACTCAAGGCGGATGGTTCCAAACTCTTGGTACTAAACTGCAAAAAGTTTCAAATAAAATTCATCAAAAAACATTGCGTGGTGGTGCTAACTTCTTAGTAACATCTCCAGCAGTGGCAACTATCCTAGAATCTATTCCTGGATTTGCTGCAGACACAGATGGAAATAAAATGGAATTTGCAGCTGGTGTACAAAAGATTGGTGCAATCAATAATCGTTACACAGTTTACAAAAACCCATACATGAAAGAGAATGTAATCCTAATGGGATTCAGAGGAGCACAATTCCTTGAGACTGGAGCAGTTTTCTCTCCATATGTACCTCTTATCATGACTCCATTGGTATACGATCCGGTAAACTTCACTCCACGTAAAGGTGTTATGACACGTTACGCGAAGAAAGTAGTTCGTCCAGAATTCTACGGAAAAGTATATGTCAAAGGATTAGAGACTCTTTAGTATTTAAATAGTTAAACACTTTTTGATTTAAAGAATTAATAATTGAGTTTAAAGGGGGTGGCTTCGGTCATCCCCTTTTTTACTGTTTTTGATATTTATATAAAAAAGAAATAATATGGCAGTTCCAAGAATAAAATACGAAATGTTTGCCGATATTCGATATGAAGGTAGGCTAGTAGATGTATTAGACCGTATACGAGCTATACGTTTAGTTTTAATGGTACATATAGAAAAAGACTTAGGACCAAAAAAAGAATTAATTAAAATTAAAATTCTAAGTCCATATCCACCAAAACAAACATTTGACGCAATTCGACAAATTTGTTTAGGCAAGATAGAAACATTAACAGATCTATCTTACAGACAATCAACACTCACAAAATTAAGTTAATAAAGGTTATAAAAATGCCAACACCAAATCGGGTCAAAACCCCTCCAAAAAATAGTATTAAATTTTCTATATCATTATCAGCAGAACAGAAAGTTGCAAAGTCAAAAATATTAGAAACTCCATTTAATTTTATATTAGGTAAAGCTGGTAGTGGTAAAACATTATTAGCAGTACAAGTAGCACTAGACAAATATTTTAAACGTGAAATAGATAAAATTATAATTACTCGACCAACAGTGTCAACAGAAGATAACGGATTTTTACCAGGTTCATTAGAAGAAAAAATGAGCGAATGGCTAGTTCCAATCAGAAGTAATATGCGAAAGGTATATAATAAACCAGAGCTATTAGAAAAAATGGAAAAAGAAGAAAATATTGAATTGGTTTCTTTAGCACACTTTAGAGGACGTACTTTTGATAATTCCATATGTATTGTAGATGAGTTTCAAAATTTAACTAAACAACAACTACAAATGGTATTGAGTAGATTAGGAAAAGGATCTACTATGATATTATGCGGAGATCGATATCAAATTGATTTAAAATTTAAAAATGATTCAGCAATACATGATGTTCCAAAAATCAAAGAATCTCGCTATGTAAATGAAACTATTTTAACAGATAATCATCGTCATGAATCTTTAGAAGAGATTTTGAACCTTCTAAATGAAAAGTATTGATATTTATTATAAAGGATATTAATGGACTACTCAGAAAATAAACCAATATGGCCCGGAAGCTCTTCATTTAGCCCCGGAAAAACTCCATTTGGTTTCTTTGATACTGATACATCATTCCAATCAGAAGCTGACAGTTTTGCACAATTTGCTGCAAATAACGTTGGGTATCCAATTATGGATGTTGAATTAATAGATATAAATTTTTATACAGCTTTTGAATCTGCTGTTATTGAATATTCTAATCAAGTAAATCAAATTAATATTGTTAATAATTTAATAAATACATTAGGTGTTGAAACCGGATCTGATTTTTTAACTAATGACGGATTTACCGGAGCATTAGTAGGGGGTAATTTAAGCTACATAACCAGACTATCAAAAGCATATGGTACAGAAGCAGATTCAGGTGGTGATCTGCGTTGGTATAGTGCATCAATTGATGTTGTAGACGGCAAACAAACATATAGTATTAGAGATGCTGTATCTGCGTCATTAGGAGTAGATATAACAGATAATAACGGCGTTGAGATACGTAGAGTACTTCATGCGCCACCTCCCGCAATTGTTAGATACTTTGATCCATTTGTAGGAACAGGTATGGGTTCACAAAACATGATGGATGCATTTGACTTTGGTGGATTTTCTCCTAGTGTAAACTTTATGATGATGCCATTACATATGGATTTGTTCCGTATACAAGGTATTGAGTTTAATGATCGTATACGTAAATCAGCATTTTCTTTTGAGATTCATGGAGATGACATTAAATTATATCCAGTACCCGGTACTCAGGGAACAATATCTACTCCATTTTATGATAAGGTTTGGTTTGAATTTATATATGAAAAAGATAAAACTAACAGCGGTGTGTTATTTGGGAATAGCGCACTTCTAAACGGGGTAGTGTCAGACGCATCTAATATACCATATTCATATCAAAAATACGCTAACATTAATGATATGGGCCGTAGTTGGATATATAGATATGCATCTGCCATTGTGAAAGAAACATTAGGCTATGTACGTAATAAATATTCGTCAGTCCCAATACCAGGTGGAGAGGTAACCTTAAATGGTGCTGATCTAGTATCACAAGGACAATCCGAAAAAGAAGCATTGATAACACAACTTAGAGAATTTTTAGACAAGTTAACTAAAGAACAGATGTTAACAAGACAAAACACAGAAGCAACACAACAAATGGAAATATTAGGAAAAGTTCCATTAAAAATATATGTAGGATAGGAGGTAGATTATGGCATTGTTNGGAGGTCAGAGNGATGCTAAATTTTTAGCTTCAATTAATTCAGAACTAATAAACGCNNTCATTGATACAGAAATTGAATTTTATAAACTTGTNGTTGAGTCATCGAATTCNAATTTATACGGTGAGTCTGAATCTAAATCATATTATGACTCTATATTGATTCCATGTCTAATTACTAAAGACGATAAAAATTCTANTATGGATGATTATGGACATACATATACTCGTACTTCTAAATTTGCTATTGCTCGTGACATTCTAGTAAAAGCAGACTTTTATCCAGAAGTGGGTGATATTGTTTTTTGGGATAATGAATATTTTGAATTAGACAACGTAGATTCTAATCAATATTTTGTAGGTAAAAATCCTGAAACATGGCCTAATGGAACAGATCATGGATATAGTGTGTCAGTAGTTATTGATGCACATGCAACTAGACAAACGCCGCAAGGTATTTTAGATATGCGTTTTGGTGGTAATAATAATTCACCTGCATATAAAGGAGATTAATGCCAAAGTATAATAGAAAAAATATCGATCGAAAAACAAATAAACCAAATCCAGATAGAACAGATGGATTGGGAGCTGATCCAATCTTAAATAGATCGGAACAGACACGTCGTGATGATGATGTAATTCGAAGTGCTTCTCGTACTATATACGATATTGATTATGCTGTAAAATGGTATATTGAAAACGAAATTGAACCTCAAATTACAGCAAATAAAAATTTAATATCAGTTCCTACTATTTTTGCTAATGGTGAAAAGTGGGATAATGTTCGTAGACTAGGATATATACGAGACGAAAAAGGAATGTTACAATCTCCTTTATTAATGCTTAAACGAAATTCAATGTCAGAACGTGACAACAGAAAAGGTTTAGATGTTAATAGAAAGTTAACTGATAATCGTTTAATTTATCGATCTAAATATAATAGTAGAAATAGATATGAAGATGAACTATTTCCTATACCAACAAATCCTAAACAGAAATCACAAAAAGTAT